AGAGATTGCCAATTATCACCAGTAAGTAAATCAATTGACATTGCATCAACAACTAATCCTAAATCACGATAGTATGACGATTCGTCATACGCAAATCCTCCAGAAAACGTAGTTTTAATATATGCAATAGTGTTATTGTTAACTACTGTTGAAGTAGCTGCTATTACATCGTATACAGGCACTGCATACGTTGTATACAACACTGTGTTATAAATGTCAGGAATATTTGAGGTATTATTAACTAGTGGCGCATTAAATTTAGCACGTCCATCGGAAATTTTAGTTGCAATTAGCCATGCAGTATTATTACCACTATCACCTGCAATTGGATTAGTTACTGTTAATTTTGTAGAAACAAGATCTGCTATTTTTTCAAAAATAGAAGTAGTAACTGTGCCAATTGGTGTAAACAATTTTCCTGCTTTTACAGATGCAGTATTTCCGCCATATGTTGCATCAAATAATGCAGCAAGGATTGTATTTCGTACATCAAGGGTTAACGTGGTATTATCGTATGATACGCTAGAATGACTAGCTCCCATATATGTATGAACATCTGCACATATTGTAGTCATAGCAGCTGTTAAATTAGTTCTAGCTGTTGACACCATTGTATTGGTAATATTAACAGATACTAATCCTCTTAACACATTTGCATTTACTTGTACTGGTATATTAGGATATGTTGGAAACTCGGTAGGATGTGTACCTTTTACAATAGTAGTTTTGATAAACGTAAACAGTGCAGAGATCTTGTTAATGTATGCTGTACTAGTAATTACCGGATAGAACATATTCATAAATTTTACAGTCGATGTATCTAATAAACTGTTTGTAAAATTTATTTTTGCATTGGTTAAATTTGTATATATTGTGTATAACGCTGGATCACCTGATAATGCAACTGGAAAAGTAGGTGATGCTGGATAATTTGTTTTAAGCGTTATAATTGAGTTAATCAATGAAATATTTGTATTAATATCAGTAATGATTGCAGTTCCGCCGCCATTTTCTAACGTGTCGTTTTTATACTGTCTAACTGATTGCTGATAGTGCCCTTCATATGATACATTATCAACAATCAACACTGCTAATTGTCCAATATAATTAATAGCTTTGATACATGCAGATTTTTGAGAATCTGTTGTTATTACTGTGGTATTAAAATAACTAATTTCCCCATTCCAACATTGTTTACCTATATACGCACTTTGACTGTTACCGGTATACAAAATATCATACGCTAAACTCCAAACAATATATTTTACATCACGCAAACATAAATCCCTATCATACACAACATCTGAGAAGTTAGCACTTAGGTAAGCAATTACTTCTGCTTGAATAAATGGAATGTTTGTTAATAATAATTCATTTGCACTTACTCTACCAATTGCATTATACGACACGCTTAATGCTGTAGGGTTAATTGGTTTAGGCATAACAACTGACGGTATTACAGAGGTTGTTGCAATTTGACGAATAGTTGCTGCATTTGAGGTAATTAATGAAGATGCATTAGGTGTGCTAGTTACTAGTGGTACTAATAATAGTTGATTAATTAAATTTCTACGATCAAATGTACCAACAGTATTAGTGCCAGTAACACCTACTACTTCATAAGTGTCAACGTTAAACGGTGCTCGAAGTATATCAACATTAAATGTAACATACGATGTTGATGATGCAGTTATTTGAAAAGGATTTAATATTGCAGTTCCGCCCACCGGAGTACGCGTTGATGTTATAATAATTTCACTATTAGTTATATTAGAAGGTTTAAATTTTGCATCAATTAATATCCAAGAACCAACAGGATATACATTAGTTGTTTGAGTTGCAAAATACAACGTAACAGATGATGCTGTTCCTTCTGCAGATGATATAGTATATGGATTAATTGAAAGCATTGCAGACAATTGCGATGCAGTGATATTAGTTTCTGCATTTTTAAATGCAATACCTGTCTGAATACTTAGATAATTTGACTTAAAAATTAAATCATATGATAATGCAGTAACTAGTTGATCAGTATATGTTGATAACTTATTAGAATCATATGAGAGATCAATAAATTGATCTTTTACAAAGTCAATCGCAGCCGCCCATTGAATCAATCCTTTAGACGTTGGGTTATTTTTTATGTATGAAACTGCATTCCAGTACGAATTATAATTAGTACCAGGAACACCTGACGGTGATGTTACGTCATCTGCTGGTGTACCAAGTAAAATATCAGTTTTAACATCTTCAATTAATGAAGTTATTAAATCGCTAAGTGAGGGAGTGGTTGCAGTTGGCACAAATTCATACTTATTAACATATTTTTTATTGATATACGCAACTGTTTCTGCTTGAATAAACGACTTGTTTGCTTGCAATAAGTTAAATGCAGCAATATAGCCCGCATTTCCAGCAACTGCAGTATTACCAGCAGTTAACGATACACGTTTAATAGTTGAAAATGATGTATTTGGTCCAATAGTGTATGATATACGCTGTTTATATGGTCCTGGCTCTTGACTTGCAGCTGTTATTAACGAATCTGCATATAATAAGGTTGAGTTAATTGAACTAAATGCATAATTCCAAAATCTACCTTCTTTTCCTTTTGGTGTTTTTAATTGTAAGTCGTCACCGCTAGTTGCTACATATAAATTGACGGTACTTGAAAAGGTTTTGTTGTCTACATAGAACGCAGTTGCTGCCTGTAGGTCTTCTTTACCCGTTGCACCAACAGTTCCGGCTAATGCACCTGGGTGATCACTAAGGTATAACGGTCCTTGCATGGTGTCGCCACCGCGATATACTACACCTTTACGAGGAACTACTTCATTTGACAAATAATTACCAGTTAATGAAGGATCATAATACACACTTGTGGTGTCAGGCACAGTTGGTTCAGGCCCTGATTTAATTGTTGCAGGCACTACTGTGCCATTTTCATCAAGTATACCAATTGTTCCGTCTGCTGTCATTCTTACGTAATTTTTATTTGCATATCTTACATTTACTGCTAGATCATCAATTGTGATCTCCGGATTACTGTTGCCGTATATTAAATTAAAGTAATTTACTGCAGCTATGCTAGGATCTCGTAAACGACCAATACTAAACCCACCTGCATCAAGAGGTGCTCCTAACGTTGGTGTTTGATCATTGACTAATTTTGCATTACCTTCTAACGAAAATCCTATTTCAGTAGCAGTTGCAGTAATCGTAATGCCTCCACCAGCGGTAGCTACTAATGTTTTTGCAGTTAGTGTTGTACTGCCAGTTAGTGGGTTATTAGTACCAATAATTACACCGCCATTACTATATTCGCACCCGTCTTGCAAATCTTTGAACTTTAATTTACCTTCTATACCAAAACTTGCATAAAGATCGTTAAAGTTTTCATTAACCTTACGAAATGATTCGCGTATGCTGTCACCGGTTCCGTCGTTACCTTGTGTGCCAATTTCAATTATCTGTTTTGTCATGTTAAGTTACACCCCTTTCTTGTGAACATAATGTTTTATAATATTTATCAAAAAAATTCTATAATCTTAATGTAAATACAGTATGATCATTTCTACAGAGTATATAACTACAACATTTACACGCACTAGTAAATTAGGAATTGAACATTCGTATGTTAGGCGTAAAACTATTATTACATTAAGGTGCGACAATTGCGGACAATTATTTAATCGCAATAAAGGATCAATGGATCCTACTCGGCTATCTAATGAAGTATACCATGTGTGCAGCAAATGCAATGCAAAGAAATTTGCTCAATCAAAAGGTGTTGAACAACGAAATTTATGGGATATGCCAGTTAGTAGTCTAAAGACATTAGGGCATTTATAAATATGAAAAAGGAGATATTATGTTTGAATTTATTAAAAGATTTTTTAGACCAAAACCTGCAACTACAAAAACAGATGCAGAAACTATATTAGTACATACTGATATTAACGAAGCTGTTGTTATTACCGAAGTTGCAGTTGCAGATGTAAAACCAAAAACACGTAAACCAAAAGCAAAAGAAGTTACACCAGTACACGTAGTTACTGCAGTAGCCAAAGGAGTTAAGCCTGCTGCTAAAAAACCAGCTGCTAAAAAACCAGCTGCTAAAAAAACTGTAGCAAAAGCCGAACCTGCAAATATTGTTCAATTTGTACAACCTGCACCAGCTAAGAAAAAAGGTCGTCCTAAGAAAGACAAAGTATAACATTGTAAACTTTGCACGACTATGTTATTATAATGCTTTATATAACTAAGAGGTGCTACTGTGAAAAAAATTGGCTTTGCTTGCAAGTATGTTGACAGAACTAAAACCGGGTTTGAAAATGTTAAAGAATTAAACATGGGCACTAACACATTTAGAATGGGGTAACATGATGGCGGAATCTAAAGCTAAGAACCTAGCATCATTTGAACTGTTTGACCAGTATAAAGAAGAATTTATGTAATCAATAAAAAAGGCAGCCTAAGCTGCCTTTTTTCTTATCCAGTATATCTACAGTGGCTTTTGCGAGTTTCCCACAGCTCAACTGCAGTAACCTTTGCTACATCACCTATGCGTGATTGTGCATATTCAAACAAATACTTACAGATGTTTTCACTAGTTGGTACAAAATCTACTAGTACAAAACTATTATAATGTAACTGCTCACCTTCAGTTAATCCAACCCAGTTGTAACTTCCTAAGTTAGTAAAGTTTGCAAATGGGTGTTCGTCTGTTGTTGAATTTCTCCATTCGTTACCTGTAATTAACTTAAAGTTTGGATCATTAATATCAATCATAAACTTATGATCTAGCACATCATCTACAAATTGTTTCATAAAGTTTAAATTCTTAAAGTCCGTAACCATTTCTGAATGATCTAAACTGTCAGAACCTAAAAATACTTTAATTTCGTATGAATGGCCATGGAGCATTTTGCAAGCACAGTCGGTTGTAATACTTAGATTAGAATGATTTAACTTTTGTGCCCATACTCTGTGTCCGCCTTCCCACGAAAATGTTTTGTCTATTTCCCACTTCATATATAAATTCCTATTGTTAAATTAAAAACATATTATACATTATTTAGAAAATTTTGTCAATCAGATAATAAATAGAAAGGTAGTTCACGGAATAGGGATTCCTAACTACTCTAACGTCTGGGAGGACATCAGCATGAGTATTTATAATACTTCATCATTTACTAATTTTAAACCAACATGGCTCTATATTAAACAGCACTCTATAACTGGAAAACTCTATTTTGGAAAAACAACAGTTAACGACCCAACATCATATTACGGTTCAGGAGTTGTCTGGACTAGACACATTAATAAACACGGCAAACAACATGTTGTAACGTTATGGACAGAACTGTTCACTTCAATAGACGATTGTACTAGATTTGCATTAGAATTTTCAGAAAAATGAATATTGTAGAATCAAAATCATGGGCAAATCTTAAAGTCGAAGACGGTCGTATGGGCGGATCGTACTTATATACCAATCAACAAAAAGAACAACTTTCAAAAACTATTAAAGAAAAACAATGGACTGGTGAAAAAGGAATAACTAGAAGAAATTTACATTCTACAAAATTTTCTGGTTTAAATAATCCATCAGCAAAAACTTATAAAATTGTAACCTCATCAAACGAAGAATTTATAATTTGCGGAGGATTGAAAAAGTTTTGTAAAGAACAAAATTTAACTTATGACACAGTACGACAGTGGATAAACAAAGGTGTTGTTAGGATTACAAATTCAAAAGATAATTCTCTTTATTTATCTAAAACTAAAAGAACAATATTAGGTTGGGAAATAATTGAAATCTCAAAATGCATACCTTAAATAAATGGGAGATTAATCTCCCATTTCATATAATTGCCTGTCTATTAAAAAGCTATATTATATAATCATTGCTTCAAGAAGTCAACCTACTTCTTCATATTATCACAACTATCTACTGCTGGACAATCGTTGCATATGTTGCCAGCTGTTTTTTTACAATTTATTATAATTTTTACATGTGCAAGGTCTGTTGATATTTCATTTAATAGATAATATTCATTATCTATAGATCTAATTATTTTATCTAATTCACTTATTGTCCAATACATCCAGTTTAGACCAATTATTAAACTGATCGAAATAATACCCCACCACGTAATACTAAGGTTAACCCTGTCAATATATACCCAACTACTAATTATACCAACGATTGTAAGTACTATTACTAAACTAGCATATAGCCTACGCCGGTGTGTAGCTACATTTATAGTAGACGTGTAATTTGGACTATTATTTCCGGTGTTGTATTTCATAGAATCCTTTTTATTAGTATTTATCTTGTAATTCATAGCACAGCAGAACGAAAAATAAACGATAAATACACAAAACGAGAATATTTATGACACTTAATGTTTGGACACAAAACTCTGGTCATCTTATAGATCATGACGAAGGCACTGAATTAAATCAGCAACTTCCGTGCGAAATAGATTACGCAGTTACATATACAGTTATTTCCGGACAATTGCCTCCGGGGTTACGAATTCAAGATTTTTATATTGTAGGTACACCTTACGAAGTAGCACGCGAGACAACATTTACATTTTGTATACGAGCTAGTAAGAATGGTGAAATTTCCGATAGAACATTTTCTATTAATATTGTTGGATCTGATGAACCAGAATTTATTACTCCAGAGGGATTGCTCGATGTTAGCCCTAGTCATCAGTTATATGTAATTGACAATACATTTATAAACTATCAATTAGTAGCAATTGATGCAGATACGATTACTGGACAAGAACTATCGTATTATATGGAAGATCGTTATGGATCGCTGCCTCCGGGATTAACTCTTACAAAATCAGGTGTAATCTACGGTGTATTGCAATCAGTAACTTCAGTTACACCTCAAGATGGTACCGGGCAATACGATAACGGTTATTATGATATAGGATCATATGATTTTGCAAATGTGCAATCACAACTTGGATACGACGGGTATGATTACGACCGTGGATTGTATGCATATATTGCAACACTAACACCGACCTCAATTAACAGAACATACGAATTTGAAGTGGTTGTTACTGACAGTCAATCATCTCATCCGCCAAGTCATCGTTTTAAAATTGCTGTAATAAATCAAGATTATTTTAGAGCAGATTCAGATGCGCCTATCTCATCCGATATTGGACTATACACCGCAGATGTTAGTTATTTACAACGTCCAATATGGATTACACCCTCGTATTTAGGACTGTATCGTGCTAATAATTATGTTACATTAGTATTAGATGTATACGATACAGGATTAATTTATTACACACTTGAATCAACAACAACTGCATGGCAACCATTAACTGCTTACAAACTTAATGATTTAATATATGAAAACGCAAATCTAACTTATATATGTTTAGTACCTCATACATCATCTGCTAGCTTTACTAACTTATATTGGGGTGTATACGGATTACCACCAGGTATGATGTTTGACGAAAGAACGGGCGAAGTATACGGTCGTGTTCCAGAGCAACCTGCAGTTACTATAATTTACAGATTTACGATTACAGCAACTAGACACAGTGACGAAGACAAATACGAAACTGCTAGTGCATCAAGAACATTTACCCTTAAACTAATTGGCGAGATTGACAGTGTGTTATCATGGGTTACTACCTCTAATTTAGGGTCAATTAATGCCGGATATAATTCAACATTATTAGTTCGTGCATTAAGCGTATTTCAAAATTCAGAAGTTGTCCATACTCTTACATCAGGTACATTGCCTCCTGGGTTAACACTAATGCCCGATGGTGAAATTATTGGAAAAGTTTCGCAATTTGCATCGTGTACTAGTTTTAGTTATGATCAATTAGACATATTAGGCAATGTTATAAAAGAAGGTAAAGAAATATTTACAGACAACACTACCTTTGATCAAACTAACACAACATTAGGGTTAACATCATTTGATTTGATAGATAATACTACCTTTGATAACTATGCAACTACCTTTGATCGCAACTTTACATTTACAGTTACTGCAAACGATCAAGCAGTATACAGCGAAAACATTAAAACATTTAACGTATTAGTTAAAACACCTAATACTATAAAGTATAGTAATATTAGAGTTAAACCGTTCTTAACACCACCGCATCGCAATCTGTGGAATTCGTTTATTAAATCGTCAGTATTCACTGGTGATGAAATATACAGGCCGTATGACCCGTCATTTGGTGTACAATCTGATTTATCAATGCTAGTGTTTGAAGGTATTAAAACTACTACACTTAGCACATATAAAAGTCATTTAAATTTTACAACCAAGCGATTCCGCACTGGTAATATTCGTAAAGCATATGGTATTTTACCCGGAACTCATACTATAGTGTACGAAGTTGTGTATTTAGAAATAATTGATCCTATTGGTTTGCCTACGCCTAAGTTAAACAACATAGCAAGTTGGCGAGCTGAATTTGAAAAAATAAATCCTCCAAAACATAATTTCCTCCCGTTATGGATGCAATCGGTGCAACCTGATAGCCGAAAAGAGTTAGGATATACTGCAGCCGTTCCTATATGTTTTTGTAAAGTAGGACAAGCCGATAGTATTTTGCTAAAAATTAAATACAGTGGGTTTGATTTTAAATTAATTGATTATAGTGTTGATAGATTCATAATTGATTCAGTTGAAGGATCAAATACTGATAAATATATCATATTCAATAATAACAAGGAAATACTATGACATATACCAGCACAATATCAACAACTGCAATTAATGAAAACTATCCAGTTGCAGGTCTTGATAACAACACCGACGGGTTTCGTACTAACTTTACTGCGATTAAAGCTGCATTAATCGTAGCTGGGAATGAAATTCAAAATATTAGCAACAGAGCAGTATTAACATCGGCTATGAATACACCTCATGGCGTTGTTGAAAATGATTTAGGAGCTAGTAAAATCATCAATGGTACTTATAAGAAGTTCTATAGCATTGCCCGCACTTCTTCAATAGTATCTGGCTCTTCAATTACAGTAGACTTAACTACTGGAAATTTGCATAAGTTTTTAGTAAACTTAGATACAGCAATTATAGTAACTGGATGGCCGGCAGCCGGGCAATACGCAAGTGTTAGAATACACTTAAAATTTCTACCAGATGCTGAAGCACCGTTAAGAACTGTATCCGATGTATTAAGTATTGGCGGCACAAACAACGCGGCCGTTTACAAAGAAGCAGACTTTATATTACCACATGTTACAGGTAATAGCGAATTTGTCATTGATGTTTGGAGTTATAACGGCGGTGACTCACTATTTGTAAAATATGTTGGCGAATTTAACATGATAGGTTAATATATGCATCCATTAGTTCCTGATCTAGTCACCCTTAAAAATGCCGATATTGAAGCTAAAATTAATGATTTAACAAAGAAATATTTTATGACTTCTAATTATGGTGTTCAAAATCAAATTTCAAGTATACTTGATGTATACAAAGAAGAATTAGCAACACGACAACGTACAGAATGGCAGAATGCGGTAGAAACAAGAAATAAAGGACTTGACAAACTCATAAATGTAAGTTAAAATACATGTATGAGATTAGACAAATTTAGTAACCCCATTTTTAACGAATCAGACTTATTTGATGCCCTATATACTGGGCATCAAATACCATTATCCGAACTAATGACCGATCTTAGTTCTGAAATTTTAGAATTTTCTAAACTTACAGAAACACAATTTAAATCTTTAGATCCGTCATTGCAAAACGCTTCAATTGAAGACTACGATGCAGCGTTACAATCACACTGGTTTATGCCTGCTGAATATTACAACTTTAATGTAGAAGAATATTGTTTTGCTAAATGTACTACCTCAGAAGAACACATTCGAGTAACAGAAGAACTAACTGAATTTAAAAACCGCAATATGTATAGATTATTACAATGGTTGAAGTTTTTTATAGACACTTGTAAAACAAATAATATAGTGTGGGGAGTTGGTCGAGGATCAAGTGTTGCTAGTTTTACATTATATTTGTTAGATGTTCACAAAATTAATAGCATTAAATATAAGTTAAACTGGCATGAATTTTTAAGATAAGTAACACATATATTCAAGGAGAATAACATGACAATAATCCATAAAACAGCTAAAGGCAAAGTAGTCGATATGCAACGATTAGCTAACCAAAATGAACTTACCTTAGCAGTAAGTAATGTTAAAATTAATGCACGCGGTGACGAATTAGGTCCAGGTGGTGAAATTATTCGTAAAGAATTTGCATCGCCTAGTGGTGTGCCAGTACAGCAATCATCAGGTACACACATTCCTGTACAAAAAACAGCACCGCGTCAACCTGCACCTC